ATAAATGGTGTTTTTTTTCCCCGTGTAGCCGTATCAACTGCCATACGTTCGCCAGTTGATACCATTTCTATTGGCGAAGCAGAAGCCACAGAGTAAATATAATACTCATCAGGGTCCCTATGTGTGATTGGAATTGTAATGAGGGCAGTTGAGGACTTTGTCCCTTTTGCCCTAACGTTATAAGACTGAAACTGCGAAATTCGGTATTTCCAATCAGGTTTAGCCCCCGAGCCAATATATGGGATTTCACCGGTACCGCTAAACGTTATCCTGTGTTTAAGAAATGCACAGGTTTGATTGTCATTGAGCAGTACGTTTTTCTTGTTATTGATTACTTTTAAAATATTCATTCGCACACTCCTATCATTAGCTTCACTTGACAAGGTTTACCGATATAGGCCTTATTGCCTGGCGCGAAAGTAACTGTATCGCCGTTAATATAGCTGACATAATCACCTTCATAGTCATTCGAGCCACAGGTACCATAATATTCACGAAGTGCGAATAGCTTTTGGCCTTTGTATATGTCAGTCTTGACCGAGAACTCAGGCTCAATAGTTGTGAGTTCCTTAGTCCAAATAATCTTGGTAAGCCCTGTAGATAAGTCTGCTACAGTCTCGCCATGCCCATCAAATACTTGTATTCCAGCTGGCACAGTATCACCTTTCTTTCTAAATAACGAAGTCAGCTTTTCTTTTAACCACTTAATTAGTCGTCCCATAGTCCTAACCTCACTCTCAGTACATTGTTATCATCGAACACTTGAATTAAGTTATCGGATATCTCAACACGAGCGCCACTCGTCTTAGTGCGGAGCGTACCAATCGTTGCCGTGATAGCGTCAAGGCTATTCACCTTTAATTTATCAGCGGTAACGCTATCTGCTTGAAGTTTGTCACTACTAATGGATAGGGCTTGTATCTTATCCGCACTCACGGAGTTAGCTTGGAGCATACCTTCTGTGATGATGTTATTATCGAACAGAGCTTGGCCTGTTACATGTAATAACTTGCCGTCGATTCGAGTACCTTCAGGGGATAAGTTAATCCGACTAACAATATCCTTACCACTCAGATTACCGATAGCCTGTGTTACCTGAAGGTCAATACCATTGGCTAGCGTAGTAATTTGACCGGATAGATTCTGATTAAGGTCAGTTACCTTTTGGGTAATACCCTTATCAAGTTGAACCAATTTAGATTCGAACCCATTAACAGAGGTTTTCATCAATCCAATTTCAGAACTCATCGCTTGGATTGATTCGTCCATAGCTTTTAGCCCTAATGCTTCCGCATCAAGTAGGCTCTTGTCAACTCTGTCCTTAATAGTGACCGACTTCTCAGCGACTAAGCTACTACCGAACACGTCGACATATTCACACCGCACACGATATACCCCGGCTTTATTGGAGTAGGTGAGCATACTCGACGTTGTCTCTAAATCATCCGTACGATCATCGCCAATAACGTGGCAACGGATTACATATGCCTGTGGAGGCTTCGCTCCAAAGTACAGGCTGAACCCTCCGAGTTGGTCCTTGACCTCGAACGTAGGCGCCTCTAACTGTGGCAAGTTGTACGAATACGTTGCCGGCGTTGAGTACTTGCCTAGCGTACTTCGTGCGTACAAGTACACCGTGCCGCTTCGTTTCGTAAGCGGTAAGTTAGCTGAGGTACCTTTCACCTTCGCAAGTAGCGCGTTGGTATCCTTGCCTGGGTCATTATCCGTGCGTAGTTCATAATAGTCCACGTCAGCGTTCAATACATCGTTCCATGATGCGGTGGCGTGGTCCTTAAAGGCTGCCTTAAAGTTCTTAGGCATGTCCGGTACTTCGTCCATCGCCTTGACTATGACGTCAACTACCTGGGCAGTATCGGAACGATTACCGAACCTATCCACAGCTACGGCCTTAACCTCGTACTCTTCGCCGGGGCCTAACGCCTTGATAATAACCTGGCTGTTACTACTACCCGCATACTGCCAATCTTGACCGGTGATAGCTTGGCCGTTCTTAGATTTGAGCTTGTACCACACCTCAGCACTATCAAAGTTGCCAGGATTAGCCGGTGGCTCGAACATCACTTGAAGGTCATAGTACACGCTCTTATCGGCGGTTAGGTTGTATCGACTAATGACGTGTAGGTTCTGCACGTCACCAGGCGCTTGCATCTTAGGAATCACGATTTCCTTAGTAACCCCTGTAGTGAGTTGTCCTAAATCGTTAATCGCTTGCACCCTAACCTCGTAAGTAGCGCCTAATAGTACATCGGATATCTCCGTGCTATTAGGTGATGCAGGGAAGTTCCCCACGTATTTCCAGGTATCACTTTTAGCGTTCCGATAGTTAACCACTACGTTGGTTATCTTGCCATCACGAGGCAGTTGCCAACGGACGGCGATTCGTGAGTACATAATGCCATTAGCCCCGTATACATCACTTACGAGGCCTATATCCTCGATATCGCTACCAACCTCAGACTTATAGTCGATAACAGGAACAGTTCCATCATCGCTCGTATACACTTCTGGATAGTATTCCATACACTGTATCTTGCGGGTAAGGTCTGTACCGCCTTCCGTAATAGCTAGCACCCTAAATGGTTTAGCTGCTTTGGTTAATTCTCCAAACGCATACACACTACCAGGTTCGACTGCAATCGTTTCCTTAACCGTTACGTTACGGCCAATCACGCTTAGTACTGTGAACGTAGTCACCGCATCAGTAGCGTTGTTACGGATCAGTAATTGGTACTGCTTGCCAGGTAATGTCGATACTTCCTTATCAAGGGTGATAATATTACCTGTAACAGCTACTACTCGGCCACCTTCGCCCCATTCAGGTACGTCATGCTGGATAAGAATAATATCCCCTATCGTACACGCTATGGCGTCGGTGAAAGCTTCGATAGATACAGTACGCACCTCGTACTTATTACATCGTAGGTAGTGCTTACCGTGTTTGAACGCCTGGTCTAGGCTAGTACATCCCATGAGCTCAATTTGTGCAGGGTTGGTAAGTGTATCCGATTCATCGTATGTATCGCCATACACGGGGATAACATCACGCTCGTAGTCCTTATCCTTATTAAGGAAGGAGATTTCCACGGAGTTGGCACGGCTTTGGATTCCTTGGAACTCCTCGGAGAAGCTGCCTTGCTTAATGTTGGCCACCGTGAATAACTGCACCGGTGTTGACTTATAGTCACTAACACAGGTGAACCTAGTTCCCTGTGGAATGACTTTACCGCGCCCTACGTTCTCCGGATATTTGAGCGCATCCCATAACCGGCTAGCGCTATCGTAGATATAGTTAAAGGTGAATCCGTTCTTATCGCAATTATTGGCCCAGGCTTTAAATGCATCGTAATCCATACGTCCGTGAGGTTGGCCAAACACGACGTATTCATCGCCAAACTTACGAGCCATGTGAAGTAGATCATACGCCGCCCATGCCGGGTTATCCGCACGTTGGATTTCGTACTTTTGTTGATAAGGGTTGAACACATACACGGCGGAGCGTTCTTGTATCCAGGATACTTCAGGGTCAGAGCCGTTAAGTTGAGATGTGGCCAGGGCTTTAATACCAATTAAGGCCTTACCTGGATGGACGAAGTCATCATATATAATCTGCGTTAACTGGTTCCAGTACACTTTATTGTTGTATCGAATGGAACTGCCATCCTTACTGGAACAGCGAACACGGACTTCATACTGCGCCTTATCGAGGTTATCAAATCGATACACACGATAGAAAGCGGTGTTAGTAGCCTCTGTAACCTTGCCCTTATAGTCGCCTTCAGCGATTTCTGCATCAGACTTTTGACGAGTAAAGGACCATCCGTCTCCGGATTTCTTAACGAAGGCTTGCATACCCTTTTGGTTGGATAGCGGTAACTTATGCCACTCCTCGTCATCCCCAACTTTCCGGATTTCCGCATCAAGTGTAACCGAGGTAGCATCCATACCGCCTGTATCGTTAGAGTAATACAACCCATTAGGGAAGCTGATAGTTAACTCGATAGCATTGCACGCGTCGCCTTGTACACGTTGCGTACTCCATCCGGTTTTAAGCTCATAATTGAGTACTTGGTCCGCGTAGTTATCGTTGAAATTAGGGATAACTGTTTGGTCATTAGTACCTAATCGGATATCCACTTGCACATCTTGGTAGTTACTGATTGGGTTAGCATTGATACGGATATCCTCGATTTTAGATAACTCGCCTTCACCGGCACAATATAAAAGGTTGAGGTACTGTTTTTCGCCATCACTGATAATGTGGCGTGACAAAAGGAGCCCTGCGCTCTTCATACGGCCGTACGTAACGGCTAGAGGGTACCCTTGACCGGTTACAGTTTTTGCCCCTCCCCATCCATAGGTATTCGCCTGTGCTGAGTCCGTATGGGACCTGTCAGCCTTCGGCTGAGTTAACTTATTGACGAGCATATTGCCAATCATACCAATGGCCATGGAAAGTACTGTACGCCATATTAAACTTTGAATACCGAATATCG